AGGTGAATCAATTAAGTTCAATAAGTTGTAGTAGTTTATTGGTCTTGATGTAATTGGAGTACCAGTTAACAACCAAACACGGTCAACTTTTTTTCCAATGTCATTAATTAACTTGGTTCGTTGGGCTTGTGAGTTTTGAATGTAATGTGCTTCATCAACAATTACCAAATCAAACTTTGAATTGACGATTGTAGACACATCTTTCTTTTTATCATCATGGAAATTTTTAATAATGTCGTAATTAATAATAACAAAGTCAGCGTCATCCCATTTTTTACCTTCAATAATACTTGTCGTTCTCTGAGAATAGTTTTCAATCTCACGTTGCCAGTTAATCTTCAAAGATGCTGGACAAATGATTAATACCTTCTTAGCACCCGTCTCTAAAGCGGCAATAATAGTTGAAGTGGTTTTACCCAAACCCATATCATCAGCCAAAATGAATTTCTTATTCTCGACCAATTTTTGAATCGCCTCTTTTTGGTGGTCAAGTGGTGGACGGTGTGAATACTTCTCGTAATCAATAACAACGTTCTCAACCTTATTGTTTTTAAGTAATGCAACTTTAGGTAACCAAAAGTCATGAAGTTCCTGACTATCAAAAAATTTTCCCCAAATATGATAAGAGGTATCTTTTTCAATCAAAAGTTTTTCAACATAAACTTTGGTTGCAATTTTGGTAAATAATTTTTCGTCAGAAATTTTTTTGGAAAAATATTCATCCAAATCAACCCACTTCTTAGCAACCTTTGGAGTTGTATTAATGTAGTTTACAATATACTCTGCCTGAGCTCGTGTTGGATAAAACTTTTTATTATCAATTTGTTTTTGTTTTAAACGCATGATGTAATTGTTGGCACCTGAGTAGGTTTCCAACAGGTCGAGAGCCTTCCTTTCCAAGACCGACACATTACTTATGTTCTCAACATTTTCCAAACTATTAAAAGATAATCAAAAACAAAGTATTTATCAATATGGCTGAAAAATTAGTTCCAATTACAAGATTAGGTAAATTCTTTGGTGGAGAAGATTTTGACTTAGATATTTCTATGGGTCGTGAATGGCTTGGCGGGGATATGAATTTTACTATTGTATTGTATAAGGTTGATAGAACCAAAACAGTTCAAGATGCGGTATATGGTGAAGTGTTACAAGACGGTATTCAATTCTTACCACCAATATCAATCAAAGCGTATGTTAGAATTGAAGAAGCCTCAGAACAATTTTTAGGTAATAGTAAGGTTATTCAAAACGAACCTGGTTTATTGAAATTTTCGGTGTATAAAAAAGAACTTGCCGACTTACAAGTTGAAATTGAATTGGGTGATTATATTGGTTATTGGATAACAGAGTCTCAAGCCAGATATTATTCAGTGATAGATGCGGGTATTCCTGATTATGATAATAAACATACTTATGGTGGTTACAAAGGATTCTATTATTCTTATACAGCAACACCTGTAAGTGAAAACGAATTTAGGGGAATATAATGAAACTTCTTATAACCGAATCACAATTTGACAATATATTTTTGGGTAAAAAAGTAATGGTCTATTACAATTTACACAAACATACCTTTTCTGTAACGTATGACAGTAAAGTTATTATGCACGCAGATTATGTTAAATTGGGCGATGTTGAGTTTAGAGTTAGAAAAGGTGGTAGAGAAAGAGTTCGTTCAGAAAAGTCAAAAAATGTTCATGCGTTTGTGATTGGAACATTGTTGGAATATTGTGAATACCCTTGTGATTACATTCCAAACCCCCCATCAGACAAAATTGTAACGTATAATCCATATAAACACGATTCGTTTGTTTACAAAAATAGTGAAGAACCTGTTTATCGTGCCAAAGAAGTTGATATGATAAATTCACAAAATAAACTATTTGTAGTTAAAGAGTAATGGGATATCCAAAAAAAGTTATACCAACAATTAATCTTACACCTGAAAAAATACTTTTTCAGAGAAGAGAACAATTGCTTAGTTATATTACCGAAGACGGAACTTATTTACCAAAACAATTATTGCACCCTGAATTAGATAGAGGGTTTTTAGATTTTGTTAAAGAAGATTTAGAAACCGTTGTGTCAGGAAAAATAATTCCAATGATTGATTTAATCATCACAACACAGAACTGGGCTCAGTTTACTGAAACTTGGGACTTTCAAGATTTGAATGGAAATCCAACATTACCGTTTATTACTGTTGTCCGTCAACCTGAAGTAAAATATGGTAGTAATCCCGCCCTTCTTTGGAACATTCCAAATAGAAAAGAATTTTATTATGCCGCGGTTCCAACATGGAATGGAAACATCAAAGGTATGGATATCTATAAAATTCCACAACCTGTTCCTGTTGATATTACATACAATGTGAAAATTGTTTGTAATAGAATGAGGGAATTAAACGAATTCAATAAAAATGTGATTCAAACATTTGCGTCTCGACAAGCATATAGACAAATCGAAGGTCATTATATCCCGATTATTATGAATAATATTTCTGATGAATCTGTTATTGAAATACAAAGAAGAAGATTTTATATTCAAAACTACGAATTTACAATGTTGGGATTTTTATTAGACCCTAATGAATTTGAGGTAGCACCTGCGGTATCAAGAGTTTTTAATACTTTTGAAGTTGTTGGTAATGTACCACCACCAAAAAGAAGAAGATACCCCCAAAATCCGTCATCGTTTGAATATACTTTAAACTTTGGAGATTCAGAAACAACCAAAGATATTCTTGTCGATTATACAGGAAATTTTTCATTGCTTGGTAATACAAACATTAATAGTGAAAATGGTATTGATGTTTACATTAAACCACAAGGTTCGTTAACTTTTGATTTTTACGGAACTAATGTTCCTCTAATACAAGTTAACACAAACGATACACTTCGTTTTGAAATTACCAAAACTAATGCGGGTCAGGTTGCATCATTAAATTATCAAATTGTTTTGGAACCACCAGCGATTCCATACATTTAATCTTCTCCGTAGATATCCCTTTTTTCAGAACATTTTTCTTTGATTAAGTTTTCCAAAAACTTATACATTTTGATACCTCGTTTGTCACAGTAGTTTTTCAAAATCGTGTGTGACTCTATTGATATCTTAAGATTTTTAATTTTCTTTTCCATAGGCAGAATAAAGGCAGAAAATAGTCTGCCCATTTTATAAATAGATATTGGAAAGTAAAGTTTTTCTAAAAATACTGAATATTTATGTTATAAATAAAACATGAACAATATCAAACAAAATGGCAGTATCAAATAAAATTTTCGTTTCTCCAGGTGTATACACATCTGAATTTGACTTAAGTTACGTTGCTCAAAGTGTCGGTGTTACAACTTTGGGTGTTGTGGGTGAGACACAAACAGGTCCAGCTTTTGAACCTATTTTCATCACAAACTACAGTGACTTTGAAGCATATTTCGGAGGTACAATCCCAGAAAAATTTGTGAACACACAAATTCCAAAGTACGAATTGGCGTACATTGCTAAATCTTATCTACAACAATCTAACCAATTGTTTGTTACCAGAGTTTTGGGTCTTTCGGGTTACGATGCGGGTCCATCTTGGTCAATTACTACAATCGCTAACGTTGACCCAAGTACAATAGGTTTAAGTGGTTCACCTCAGAATTACACAATGAATTTCTCAGGAAATACTGGAGGTACAGTAAACTTCTTAACATCGTTCCCCGCTGTCATTCAAAGTAGATTAGACACACCATTTACTCAATTTGACGGAAGTACAAGTACTTTAAGAGCACAAATTGACGATGAATTGAGTGGTGTTATCGCAAGTTCTGCAACATCAGCAACAACAATTTATTATTACGGTACTGTTTCATCGGCAATTACACCAAGTGTATCTGCATATACAGCATCAACAAACGTATATCAAGTTTCGGGTGTAACTACTGCGAATGCTGATTTTTCAGCTTCAACTAACGACGCTTGGTATTACGCAAACTTTAACATTTCATCAGGAGATGCTTATACAGGTTACTCTTGGTTCTCAATAGTTTCATCATTAACTAACTTAGGTTCAGGAAACTTCTCAGGAACTGCGTCAGGTTCAGTTTATTACTACTCAGGAACCGCTTATACAGAATACAACAACATGGTTGCGGCTACACTACGTTCAAGAGGTATTGCAACATACGCTGGTACTAATACAGGTCCTGATTATACAGTAACAGGTTTAACAAGTGTTATTATTAACAACTCAGGAACTTATTCAGCAATTACACAAAACCCATTTGCGGAATTCGCAATTTCAGGTCAAACCGCTGACGGAGCAGATTTTAGTTTCATGACTTCATTGAATACTTCAGATACAAACTACATTACTAAAGTGTTTGGTCAATCAAACTTTGGTAAGTTAAGAACTGAAGTTCCATTGTTTGTTGAAGAAAAATTCTCTAACTTATTAAATTACTCTTACAACAAAGGTTATATCAGAGGTATTAATTCTAACTTCGTAGCTTTACCAGGTGTAAGATACTCATCAACTACAGACACTATTGCAGATTATTTAGTTCCTTACAAATCAGCTGAATCACCTTGGGTTGTTTCTCAACTTCGTGGTAACACAGTACAAAGATTGTTTAAAATAATCACAGTTTGTGACGGTGACTCTGCAAACGTACAAATTAAAATTTCAATTCAAAACATTTCATTCACTAACGGTACATTTGACTTAGCGGTTCGTTCATTCTACGATACTGATTCAAACCCTGTAGTTATTGAAAAATATACTAACTGTAGTTTGGACCCAGCGTCTAATAGTTATATCGCTGTTAAAGTTGGTACTTCTGACGGAGAATACGCATTGAATTCAAAATACATCATGTTGGAAATGAATGAAGATGCTAATATTGATTCATTACCTTGTGGATTTGAAGGTTATGAAATTAGAGAGTATGCTAACGCTACACCTCCATTCCCAGTTTATAAAACATCTTACAATTTCCCAAGTGAAATCATTTACAACCCACCATTTGGTACAACAGCTGGTGACAACACAGTACAAAGTGCGGGTGACAGAGTAAGAACATCTTACTTAGGTATTTCATCACAAATTGGTTACGACCCAGACTTCTTCATGTTCAAAGGTGTTCAAAAACCAAACGACTTGTGTATTGAAGACCCTGCTTTACCTTGGAACTACCAAACAAAAGGTTTCCACATGGATTCAGGAGCGACTGTTGTAACAATTGCATTTGGTCCAACATCAGGAACATCAGCGTTCGATTGTGGTGATGCATCATTCCAATCAGACCCTGAAACACCTGCTAACCCTTACTACCAAATTCAGGCAAGAAAATTCACATTCTTAGTTCAAAAAGGTTTTGATGGTTGGGATATATACACAGAAAAAAGAACAAACACAGATAGATTCCAATTAGGTGGAGCTGGTTACCAAAAAGGTGCATGTTCAACAACAAGATATCCAAACGCTAGTGGTTGGGGAGCTTTCAAACCAATCGCAATTGACAACTTTACTGATTATGCAAACACTGATTACTACGCATACTTGTTAGGTATTAGTACATTCGCTAACCCTGAAGCAACAACGATTAACGTATTTGCTACCCCAGGTATTGATTATGTAAACAACTCAAACTTGGTTGAAGATGCGATTTCAATGATTACATTTGATAGAGCAGATTCTATCTACATTTGTACAACACCTGACTGTAACTTGAACATTCCTGTTCAAACAGGTAACTTCATTTACCCAACAGAAGCTGTTGACAACTTGGTAAATACAGGAATTGATTCTAACTACACAGCAACTTACTACCCTTGGATTTTGGTAAGAGATACTGTTAATAACACACAAATCTATTTACCACCAACAGGTGAAGTTTGTAGAAACTTAGCTTTAACAGATAACATTTCATTCCCATGGTTCGCAACTGCGGGTTACACAAGAGGTTTGGTTAACTCAGTTAAAGCTCGTAAGAAACTTACACAACAAGATAGAGATACATTGTATCAAGGTAGAATCAACCCTATCGCAACATTCTCTGATGTTGGAACTGTAATTTGGGGTAATAAAACACTTCAAATTGCTGATTCGGCATTAAACAGAATCAATGTAAGAAGATTGTTATTACAAGCTCGTAAGTTGATTTCAGCTGTTTCAGTAAGATTGTTGTTTGAACAAAATGATGCTAAAGTAAGACAAGACTTCTTGGATTCAGTTAACCCTATCTTGGATGCTATCAGAAGAGACAGAGGTTTATATGACTTCCGTGTTACAGTAAGTAACTCACCAGAAGATTTAGATAGAAATACAATGACAGGTAAAATCTATTTGAAACCAACAAAAGCGTTGGAATTCATTGAAATTGATTTCTTAATTACTCCAACAGGAGCATCGTTTGAAAACATCTAATAATTTATGTTAAAAAACAAAAAAAATAATTCAGCATCATCGTTACGTGAAGGTTTCGATGATGCTGGTACGCCAGACTTAAAGTATTATGCGTTTGATTGGGATGACAATTTAATGTACATGCCAACAAAAATTATTTTAAGAGACGAGGAAGGTAATGAAGTTCCAATGTCGACAGAAGACTTTGCGGAACATAGACACCAAATTGGTAAAGAAGAGTTTGATTATAATGGTCATAAAATTGTTGGATACGCAGACCAACCTTACAGAAATTTTAGAGAAGGTGGTGACAAACAATTTAAGATTGACGCGATGAAAGCAAAAACCGGCCCTGCTTGGTCTGATTTTGTGGAAGCAATTAACAACGGGTCAATTTTTTCAATAATCACCGCTCGTGGTCACAATCCAAACACACTTAAAGATGCGATTTATAATCTAATTGTGTCCGACCATCAAGGTATCAATAAGGAATTATTATTAAAGAATCTTAGAAAATACAGGGACATCTCAGGTATGGAAGACAAATCGGATGTCGAGTTAATAAAAGATTATTTAGAGATGAACAAATATTACCCTGTTAGTTTTCTTGACCCAACAGGTGCGGGAAATCCAGAACAATTAAAAGTGGACGCAATGAGGGAATTTATTTCTTATGTAAAATCTCAAGCAAAAGAATTAGGTAAAAAATTATATCTCAAAAATGATGTAAGTAATAATTTTGTTCCTAGTATTGGTTTTTCAGATGATGATATTAGAAATGTAGAAGTAATGAAGAAGAGTTTTGAAGATGAACCAATATTAAAGAACTACTATACTGGTAAAGGAACTAAAACTAGATACTAATGGGAGTATAATTTTGAAAAAAACAAAGTAAAGACAAAAATTTTCCAGTAGTATGTATTTATATAGAAATAAACTAAAACAAAAATAAAAAAACAAATATACCATGGCTGATTTATTAATGAAAATGCCGGTTCCTTACGAACCAAAAAGAGCGAACCGATTTATATTGAGATTCGACACAACTTTAGGTATTAATGAATGGTTCGTAGAATCATCAGGAAGACCATCTATTGACATCAACTCTACAGAAATACAATTTTTGAACACTTCCACATTCGTAGCGGGTCGTTTCAAATGGAACCCAATTTCAGTTAAATTCCGTGACCCAATTGGTCCATCAGCAACTCAAGCTCTTATGGAGTGGGTTCGTTTACACGCAGAATCTGTTACAGGTCGTATGGGTTATGCTGCGGGTTACAAGAAAAATGTTGACCTTGAAATGTTAGACCCAACTGGTGTTGTCGTAGAAAAATGGATTTTAGACGGATGTATGATTACTAAAGCTGCTTGGGACAACGTGGCTTATAGTGATGACAAATTGGCGGGATTAGACGTTACATTACAAATGGACCGTTGTATCTTGGTTTACTAATATAGTATTTACTTTTATATTGATTAATATTTAATCTAAGGTATATTTAACACAGGGACTAATTCCCTGTGTTTTTTTTTATGGATGAAAATTTAATGAAATATGGTCAACAAGAATTTAACTTACCACACGATGTGGTTAAACTTCCATCAGAAGGTAAATTCTACAAATCAAAAAAGAAGTCGGTTAAAGTTGGATACTTAACTGCGGCTGATGAAAATACAATCATGGCATCCAATGGTGATGATATGATTATGACTTTACTCCGTAGTAAAGTTTACGAACCAGATTTAAGACCTGAAGACATGTTAAATGGTGACATTGAAGCGTTATTAATTTTTTTGAGAAATACTTCTTTTGGTCCTGAATATAAGATTTCGGTTATTGACCCCCAAACTAATAAGAGATTCCAAACTGATATTATGTTGGATGCTTTGGATTTCAAAAAAACATCTGTACTACCAAATGAAGACGGAACATTTGATGTAACACTTCCAAAATCTGGTGTTAATGTTAAAATTAAACCATTAACATGGAGAGAAATTCAAGACATTAATAAATTGGGTGAAAGTTATCCCGTTGGTAGAGTGGCTCCAAAGGTTACTTGGAAACTTCAAAAACAAATTGTATCTGTCGAGGGTGACGGTGACCAAGGTACGATTAATAAATTTGTTGAAGGTTTACCAATTATGGATTCCAAGTTTATCAGAAACTTTATTAATGAAAATGAACCCCAATTAGATTTAAGAAAAACAGTTATGACCCCGTCAGGAGAAAAGGTAGATGTTGACATCGCCTTCGGGGTGGAGTTTTTTCGGGTTTTCTTCTGATTACAAAAAATACCAATTAGACGAATTTTACATTCTAAACAAGAATTTGAATATTTCTTGGACTGAGTATCATCAGATACCTACATTTGCTCGTAGATATTTGATTGACAAAATCATTGAAAGTTTTTCAAAAACATAATAGTTTCTATTTATTAGAATAACTAATTATGCAATCAGTACCACCAAATCCAAATCCAAATCCACCAAATACTTCAAGTATTTCCAACAGTATTAATTCTGTTGGTGAAATGCTTAAGGGGTTGAAAGAAGAAGTTAATAAGGTTTATGATAATCTTTATGAAGGTACTGTATTATTAGAAGGACAATTAGCCAACCTTAATGCTAAGATGGCAGGTACTTTGGGTCAAACCCAAAAAGCCATTACGGGATTAAGACAAGAAGCGGCGATTGCCTATCCAACAATTGTTGGACTTGGGGGTGAATTTGCGGATATTCAAACAATCCAACAAGGAATTGCAAAACAATTAGGGACTAATGTTATAACCTTAGGTGAAACTGTTAGTGGTTTATATGCAGGAGCCAAAGCTGTTGGTATTTCAAGTGAGGAAGTTGGTGGTGTTGTTGAAGGTTTCCAAAGTGCAGGTATTCAAACAGCTAACATAAGAGATAACATGCAATCTACGGTGAATATTGCTCGTAGTGTGGGTGTTAACACAAGTGCTGTGTTCAAAGGAGTCCAAGAAAATTTATCAACAATTAACAAATACGGGTTTCAAGGAGGGGTTGAAGGATTGGCGAGAATGTCGGCACAAGCTGCGGGGTTACGTATTAACATGCAGGAAATTTTTGGATTTGCTGAAAGGGTGTTTAATCCTGAAGGGGCTGTCGAAATGGTTTCAGCATTTCAAAGAATGGGTGTTGCCGCTGGTGATTTAGCAGACCCATTTAGATTAATGTATTTGGCATCTGAAGACACAGAAGAACTACAGAAACAAGTTGTCAAGATGACCGAGAAGTTTACTTACTTTGATGAAAAATCAAAGGAATTCAAGGTGTTCCCAAATGCTAAACGTGACTTAAGAGAAATTGCTCAACAAACAGGTATTAACTATGAAGAGTTAATTAAAATGTCAACGGCAAGTCAAAAAATGAGTATGATTTCAAAAGACTTCAAATTACCTGGTATCGATGAAGAGTCAAAACAATTTATTGCCAACGTTGCAACATATAGTAAAGAAAAAGGTGGATTTACCGTTAAAGTTAGTGGTGAACAAAAATTAGTATCCCAATTAAATACTAATGACTTAAAAGAGTTAAAAGAAGCTCAAGCACCTGTTTCACTTGAAGATTTGGCTCGTGAACAACTTACTGAATCTGAATTGCAAACAAGAGCACTTCGTGAAATCAAAGGTATTTTTCAAGCAACTGCCGCAGGTTCAAGAGCACCTTCAGATTTGAGAGAACTTATTAGAGGAACTATTGTATCTGGTACTAAGGCTACTCGTGAATCCGCCGGAAATGTTAGAAGTGGAATTGGAGGTGCTAATAAATTTTATGAAGAAACTGGTCAAAGTTTAATTGATGTAATGTCGGGTAAAGGTGGTATTGATAAATTGGCTGAAATAATGAAAAAGGGTGGGAGTGATATTGATAGTGGAATTAAGAAAATGACAGAATCTTTTTCAAAATTTGATTTTGAAGGTGCTGGAAAACCATATATTTCATCAGGAAACAAAATTGCTGAAGCTGCCGGTGCCGCCTATAACGGTTTAACAAGTTTAGGAAAAAAGGCTGAGGCGATGTTTAGTGGTGGACCAACAAAAAAACCTGAGGTTGAAAAACAAACCAATGTACAACAAACAACAAATGTTGCTTTTAATCCGTTAAAAGTAGAAGGTGAAGTTAATTTTAATATGAAAAGTCCTGATGGGTCAACGACTAAATTAACACAAGACCAAGTACAACAAGTGATTAATAGTGCTGAGTTCCAAAAAACAATTCAAAAAATGTTTAAGGATATGCAAGCACAAGGAACTTACCCAAATATGCCAAGTAAATCGGGTGGATATTAAAAAAAATAAACTAACTTCTATTTATAGAGGAAACAAAATAACATGCCAAGTCCTTTAAGTTTTAGTGCAACACAACTTTTAAGAAACAAACTTTTAGTAAGGAATTTAACACCTTACACAAAACCTGGCGTGTACACACCAACTTCTTCACCAGCGCCTGGTGATTTAGTTCAAAATGATTATGCTGTTATTGATTCACCTGATGCGTTAATCGATAACGACCCATTCGCTGATTTATTATATACCAACAATACTTTTGGTCCAAATGGTGGATATAATAAAGATATTAATGGTTTAATTAACACCCAACAAGCCACTTCAAATCAAGGACCGTATGGAGCATTTCCACCATACACCAATGCTTTACAAGACTATTCAGTTTCATTCCAACAAAAAGTTTATGTAAAAAATGCTTACAGTCCAAACGATAAAGTATTCAGATATTATGATATTGGTGACATTATCAATGTTCAAAAAAATGCTTCTTATTGGGACCCACCAAGTTTCAGACCTTCGTCTTATTCACCATATGCGGTTTTATTAGAGGAGGACCCTACAGGTGATAATGGACCAGTTTCTGTTGATTCCAAACTTGCTCAAATTGGTGTTGAACGAGGTAAATACTCATTTCAACAACGAGTAAATCAAAGTGTTTTATCTCAAACATTAGGAAGAGTTAACATTCTTAATGGTTTACAAGACCCTGTCCAACTTGCAATGATTATTGCGGGTAAACGTCCATTAATTGCTCGTGATTATAAAATTACTTCAGGTGGTGGAAACATATTATCACAAGGACAAGATATAGTTGAAAGAATTGCGGGATTTACATTACCATTTTCACCAATACCTGGAAGCTATTATCAATATAGAGATTTTAACTCGTCACAATCCGCAACCGCGGCTGCTGGCAATGGTAAACGTGGTGGATTATTTGGATTATTTGGTTCAAGACCAACATCTCCATCACAATTATTTTTAGATTATACAGGTTCAGGTCAAAGAGAACAACTTACCAATAATTTAGATACAAACAGGTATAGACCTAAATATAATACAGGTGGTGCTGGAATTATATCGTCTATTGGAAACGCAATAACGGCCGCCTTCTCATCTGATATGAGTGAAGGGAATTACTACGTTGGTAGCCCTTCAAGAGAACCTGGATACTTAACATCACCAGCGGGTCAAGTACCAATTGACCAATACGGTGGTCAAGTAAACGCTCCTGTTTATGGACCTGATATTTTGGGTAAAGAGTATGAAGGTGTTGACAAAGACTTTAAATTTGGTTTATCGGGTAGAGCTTTTGAAGATGATGGTAATATTACAGGTGGATTTACATGGATAAGTGGTAAATGGGCTCCAAACGCTGGTAGAAGACAAAAACCAGGTGGTGATTACGGTACTGAAAGTCCTGATTGGCCATCAATTTCTGACCAAGTAACTTCTACAGAATCTATTAATTATGAATTCAAACCGGGTTCTATTTTAGATAACACCCAAAGATTAATTGATTCCCAACCAAACTCAGGGGCTCGTTTTGGACACGTTGGAAATGCTATTAGTCAAACATCTAAAGTATTCTTTGATGGGTACAAAGAAATCACAAAAGGTTCACAAGTTATTAAGTATAGTGATGGACAAGCCAATGTAGGTATTGAATATTGTCGTGTGTTTACAAAAGACACACCATACTACTCATTCAATGATTTACAAAAGAAAGAAGGTAATATCCGTAAATTCAGTTATTCAGTATTAGATTCTACATATAACTTGAACATCGCTCCTGAAAAAGGTGGTGATAGTGTAGTTACAACAGGAAGTATAAACGGAATAACTCAAGGACAAGTTAAAAAATACTTATTCTCAATTGAAAATTTAGCGTGGAGAACAGGTTATAGAGCCGGTTATCGTGTAAGTGATTTACCAGCGTGTGAACAAGGTCCAAATGGTGGTAGAATTATGTGGTTCCCCCCATACGACATTGCAATTACTGAGGATACAAGACCACAGTTTAATGAGAACGTATTTTTAGGAAGACCTGAACCAATTTATACCTATAGAAACACATCAAGAAGTGGAACATTAAAGTGGAAAATGATTGTTGACCATCCTTCTATTATGGATTTAATTGTTAATAGAGTTTTAGCAAATGAAGGTGATAGACAAAAGGCGGATTCAATTATTAATTCATTCTTTGCCGGATGTAAAAAATATGACTTATATGACTTAGCACAAATTTATAACACGGTCCCATTGACTGAATTACAAGCTTGGCAAGAAGTTATTAATAATCCACAAGTTACTCAAGAACAATTCAAAAATGCGGTTGATAATATACAACCCGTTGGAGGAACAGGTCCAACAACAGGTGGTAACCAAACTGATGCGACACCACAAAAAACTTTAGATAGTTTTGTTAATTTAGGTTTTTATTTTGATAATGATATTCCTGGTACTGACCCACAAGTAACGACATCGACAGATTTTCAAACGGCATATGCAGATTATACATCGGTTGCAAACAAACAAAAATATATTGCCGACAATCCAGCAACATCAGGACAAACT